AGTGGGCCATCGTGGCTGCGGACGGAGACAGACGACTGGCGATGTCACCGGGCACCGTGGCAATCGTGGACGCAGAGTTCCTGTACGAACTACTGGAGGCCTGGAACATGCTCGTTGTGCCAGAGGAACTGGCCGATGAGTGAGCCCTACAAGCGCACCCGGGAACAGAAGGTCCACGACTTCTCCAACGCCCGGCATTACGAGGAGTATGTGGCAGAGTCCCTGGGGGTACCGGTTGTTACCCGGTTCGACGCCACCGATGACCTGGACATCTGGGTACCGGGCTACTACGTCGAAATCAAGGAGAAGAACCAGAACTACACCCAACGCTGGCACCTGATCGACGGGATCCCTGAACGTAACCTGTTCGTAATAGACGAACTGACTGTTCGACGGGCCTGCACCAAGTACCCCCATGTGTTCTTCCTGCTCCGGGACAACGTCCACGACCATCACCTACCTGAGGACCAGCGGCAGCCCCGCCTGTTCATCGTCCCCATCTGGGAACTGATAGCCGTAGAACGGGTCCGTAGGGACCGGAATGGCAAGGGCAAGTGGATCATCGACCTAGACAACTTCACCAGGATCGCTGACGAAGCCGACATTCCTGCCCTTGCCATACACGCCCTCGTCAAACAACTCTGGTTGACATCAGAGTGTCAAACAAGATTGGAGGTCCCAGAAGTATGAGCCTCAACACCTTTCTTATGCTCTGTAACACCTGGATCTTCTGTAGTCTGATCTACCGCCAGATCCGGCTCCGACGCAGAGAAGCGGAGATAGACGAGCGCCAGTTCTGGATCTCTAAGATGAAAGATTGGAACTGAGAGGAAACCATGGTGCTCACACCAATAGGTGAAGGGACGATGACCAGAGAGGCGCTCCTTGCGGAGCGAGAGAAAGACGCCGCCGTTCTGAGGGCGAAGTGGGAGGCCAAACGGGAAGCCATGGGTGACAGGAACCGTCGCCTGGGTTCGTGTTCTTGTGGTGATCGGGTTGCCTATGCAATCAGTCGGTCTGGCGGGTGGTTGGGCCTGTGTGTCCGGTGTGCGGGTACCTCCGCAGCGGAGAAGGTGTTGGTTCCCGTGGAAGCGATCACCCATCTAGATGTAGATTGACCCCATGGGTAGGGTCACCAAACTTCTCGTAGCGGTCACAGGGCTCTTAGTAGCGGTCGGCACCCTTGTCGGCACCATTAGCATGACCATCGGCAGGGGGCCGGACACCTCAGGAGGGATTATGATTGTCTTGAATAGCCCGGAGGCTTACGAGACCTTCCTCGCCGAACACCCATCGAACGGCTGACGGAGACACCATGGGGTTAGTAGCAGGTTTCGACACCTGGGCTGTTTGGACGACCCAAACAGGCACCGAAGGGCACCCGACCTCGTTCCACTACGCCCCCACCGAAATAGGGTTCACCCATGAGGTCCACCCGACAGGGGAATGCCTCTGCGGCCCCCAGCGGATAGATGTCTGGCATGAGACCCCAGATGGGGAGATGTTCATACCCCATTACCGGCATCAGGCCTTAGACGGTGCCTACTACGACAACCTGGAACCGTTTGAGGGCTAGGGCACTAGCCCACCAACGACGGGTCGTAGTCCAGCGCACCAGGTTTGGCGAACACCGCTGGATCACCAGTCTCTTGGAACTTCTCCATCTTTGGGCTGAGGCTCGCAGCGCCTATGAAACTATTTACAGAGATAGAAGCCAAGGCCTCTCTGGTTCTCGCCGGGTCAAATGACTTGCCACACTCCGGGCACCAGATCGTAGAGCGAACCCCAGGGTCCGGCTTGAACTCGCAGTTAGGGCAAACCACCTCGTTTGACATCAGTCGGTCAAGGACGAGGTTCCCTTAGTGCCTATCCGTTGGGCTATAACGCCCTTCAGGACGGCCAACGCCGCAGCGAACCCGGCTCCCGCCATCAGTTTCCACTGGTCGACCCCTAGGTCGAACATTGAGTTGGAGGTCATGGCCCCCAGGGCAGCCTGCAGAAATGTGGCTGCCAGTCTCTCTACAAGATCCTTAGTAAACATATTCTTACCCCTTCATTAGTCCGCTTTTCTTAGAACAACCGTCGCCAATAGGCGATGTCGCTTGAGCGCCTGCGATCTATCGTAGACCCCCAGGGCTCTTGTCTGGACCTGCAACACTTCATAAACCTCAGCAGCCTTGGTAATCGGCCAGTCAATGTCTTGATAGTTCACTCGCCTCTGTGTCAATGCTGCCAGGGTCCTGGCCCGCAGGGTTCCAGCCCCCGGAGCGTTCTCAGGTAGGGGGTGACCATTCAGCCCCCGCACGCTGTCCCCGCAATCTACAACGATTGACACCACTGTGTCACGCAGACCGATGGCATGGTACTTGACCTGCACAAAGTTCAAGGTCGTGGTGGACGCACCGCTCCCCTCAAACACAATCTTGTATTGGAGAGACCGGGACGACGACGACAGCCTCGTACTCTGAGAGGTTCCTGTCTCCGTGTCCAACGTGGACAGGGTCGTATAGTCCGTCCCTTCGTTGGTCGACACATACGGTGTAACGGCACAAATGTCGGGACCGACTGCTGCCCCCATCGGGGTAGTCAGAACAATAATCTCGTCCCAGCCCTTAGCCAGGGCGCTCCCACCGTCGATACGAGACCCAATCAGGGTCCCGTCTTTCAGGAACGCAGTGGTCGACTCCTTCTTGACGCCCGTCCCACCCACCGAATAAACCACACGGCCCTGCCATACGTCCGCCCCGTAGACATCGCCAGCAGTAGCGTCGTCCGACTCAAAGAACTTCACATACCCGCCGGTCTCCAGGTCATAACACCCCAGGCCTGTCTTGTCCCCGGAAGTCATCTTCTTCCACCCCCAGAACACTTGGTTGTCTCTGGCAGTGAACTCACCCACAACATGGTCATCGGTGGTGGCCTTGTCCGCCAGTTCAGTGATAAAGAACGGGGTCAGAGCCCCGGTCTGCGGGTCCGGCACACCCCTGTAGATGTATGCGGTGCCGGTGCTACCGGTACTTTGCCGGTAGGCCCGCACGAAGATGGAGCCCCCAGCGGCGAACACTTCCCGGGGGGACAGACCAGGTGGCATGTCCCAGGCCACGAACGGGTACTGGGTGTTGCCACTACTGTCCAGGCCCAGGGGCCAGGCGTAGACCATGCCCCTGTTGCCCTTGTGGGCGCAGAAGTAGATATGCCCGTTGGCCTCAGCGAAACTCCCCACAGTCCAGCCCTTACCCAATGTCAGGTGGCCACCGGAGCGTTCCTCTGTTCCCGTATCACCGGCCCCGCCAATGGAGTAGGTGGTGAACCGGTTGGGGGTCGTTGAACTGTTGGCGATCACCCCGGCGCAGATCCGGCCCGCTGCGTAAGAGATGGTGTGGGCCACAGCAGCATCCCACTGGGTGGTGATAGCAGAGGTGGTCCCCCTCAGGATCCCTTTAGTACCACAGGCCGCATACCAATACTGACCGTCGGTTGTCAAATCCGTGATCGTTACAGCAGCACCACCGTGTTCATGGTCAATCGCTGTCCCAGCACCGGGTGTTCCCACATCGGTGAAATGGGTGAGTTGGTCAGCGGCGGTCTGCACATACAGGGTTGTCCCGACCACCACCAGCCTGGGTGTAGCGAAGGTGGTATTGAACATCTCCGGGGTCGACGGCAACAACTTGATGGAGCCCGGCTCAGAGAACGGATCCAGGCCCTCGCTAGACAGGAACATCGTAGAGTCGCTGTCCTGACGGTTCAGGAACGTCTGGCCCTGGCCCCCCACCCAGGAGTCCCCCGACCCGAACGAATACCGCTCCACTGCCTGGTCGAACGGGGTGTCCCCCGTAGCCAACCGGTCAGGGATCAGAGGGATGGTGGTCTTCTCGTACCCCTCCCCCTCAGCGGTCTCAGCCAGGATGTACCCGGTGCCGTCAATGGCTATGTCATACACCGTTCCGACAGTGGACAGCGCAGTGATGCTGGCCGGTTCCGTGAAGTCCGTTTCCAGGACAATCTCATCGGCAGCCATTACGTTGTCGGCACCCGGTTGGTGTTCCTGGCCTGAACCAGGATCTTATACTTGAAGTCGTCCAGGAACGCATAGTTCAGGACGTAGGACGATGCAGTACCGGTCACCCAGTCGGTGTCGAACAGTTCAACGCTGGTCTCAAACTCCAACAGCCTGACCCGGTACGCCTGCTGGGCCTCACCCGTACCCCCATGGGCGTAGGTCCAGTTTAGGGTCATTGCCGCTAGCGAGTTCATCACATAAGTGGAAGCAGTCCCCTTGTTGGTCGCCCCAAACAGGACATCACCCGGCGTGAGGGTCGGTTCCCCCAGGTTCAGTGTGTTGATGTCCTCCGTGTCAGGGGCGCTGGTGTAATAATCGGCGTCCCCGGTACCAATAGCCTGCGGGCCACGAACCGTGACCTCAACAGTCAGATCAGTGTTGCCATGCAGATCCAGCGCCCCGCCATAGATGGCTGCCAGATCGGTGGCGTGGGTGGTGCCAGCGCCCGCTACCCACCCGGTGTTGTCGTACTCAACGGAACCAGCGTCGTTGGTGTATCGAACCCGGTAATACTCTTGGGAATCTCCCTGGGCCTGCGTGTATGTCCATGAGACTGTGAGGGGGTTCGATGTCGCCGTGGTTATAGCCGCAACAACGACAGTTGGAGTGTCGTGAAGTGTCCCCCCGGCGATCCCGTCGCCGCCTAACTTTCCGCCGCCAACTGTGTGCGCCATTACGCATAACTCAGGGCCGTCGCCGGGAACACGACCTTGCGGCCACTGTCCCAGGCAGCAGCAGCGCCACCGCCCAGGTTGGAACCGGTCTCCGCTTCTGTCCCACCCCTGGCAATCGTCAAGGTATACGGGCCAGACCCGGTGATAGCGGTCACCTTTACCAGTTCAGGCTGATGCTGGACCGCTTCCGGGTCGATAGCCATGACCATGTAGTCCCCTGCCCCCCAGGACGTATCGTCAGGGATCGCAGAGTTGGTGGCGAAGTTCACATAGACAGTAGTAGCAGCGTCGGTTATACCGGCGTTCAATGTTCCTTCGCAGAAGTTGATGTATTGCCTAGCCATGGTTCACCTCAGACTATTACTTTCGGCATCTTACGGAATGTTCTGTTACGAGGCACATTCTGAACCCGCCGGGCCTCGTCAATCCGACGGTAGAACTCGCCCCACAACTCACGCATAAGCCGCACGTTGAACCCCTGCCTCACAGCAGCGTCCTGGTTCCACTCCTCAATCTGATCCAAGTCTAGGCGGGTGATCTCATGCCCAGTAATCGCATAGGCCGCAGCCCACAACGACGGCAAATCCTCAGTAGCCAACGGCACACTCAAAGTGGAACTCTCCGCCGGAGGCACCACCGACCAGGCGTAGGGCTCCACCGAAACCACAATCAGAGCATCGTCGTTCTCCACCGTGGACGGGACCCTCACAGCCTTGCCAGAAGTGACCAGGCCCGCCGGGAGGTCTTCCTCAAACTGCCACCCCCCAACGTCGATGATCCTGCCGGTAATCCCGATCATGTGCCGGACACTCAACACCCGTTGGGTGGCCGCAGGCATCTCAATGTATTGCTTCCCTGTGGTTCGGTACATGGTGGCGTTCGTTATGTACGGCAGGTAGATGTTCATGGGACCAGACACACAACGCTGCACAAAGCGGGAGATGTCGGCCCGCAGATGCCCTGGTTGAACCAGGACCGGGTCGGTACCCGCATGGGTGCCCACAGCGGTAGTTCCCGCATAACCCCGGGCCACCGTCAAAGTGTCAGTAGCGGTATCCACCGCAGTGACTAGCATCGCCTCCTGGTTGATCTCAATAACGTCTGTTATCGAAATCTTGGAAGCGTCCCCAGTCGTCAACGTCAGCGTGGTGTCGGCAGCGCCGCTAGGCGCACCAGACATGGTGACCTGCAAAGGACGCTCCGAATGCCGGTACAGTCTTGACAGAGTCTCGTCAATCAGCGTGCCCAGAGACACAGAAACATTGGTAGCCACTACCGCCTAGACCTCATTCTTCCCGGGAATCTTCCAGCCCTGTTTGTCCTATAGTGCAAATCTACTCGCAAACTCAAGGGCCCGGCAACGGTACCAATCGCCCCACCCGTGTTCTCTGCCAGGTCCATCAGTTCCTCCACGCTGAGAGTCCTGTCCCCCACCGCCTCCAGGAATGCAGCGACCTCCTCCACCGTAAGGCTGACGGCCGCCAGGGCCTCCGCCCCAGCACCAGTGTCGGTCTGGGAAAGGAAAACCCCGTGGGCGTCCAGGTAGGCCAGTGTCTCAGTAACTGACAATGCACTGTCAAACGAGACCGTGAGGTCCGTGCCAGAACCAGTGTCCGCCTGGGTTTGGCCAATAGTAATCCAGGACCCGGCACCCCGG